CGGACTTCGACAGCGGGGAGCCGGTGACGCACACGCTGCACCTGTTCAAGACGAGGCGCGTGGACTCGTATCGGGTCGAGGCAGACGGCAAGCCGTGGAAGGTCTGCGGGTGGACTACAGCGCTTGAATGGCTGCGCAAGAGCTACCAGCGGGTTCCGTCGCCACGTAGCGACTTTTGGACATGAGAGGGGCGATGATGAGCGACCTGATACAGCGGCTGCGCGATGCACTGGCGGCGAATCCAACCCCGGGGCCGTGGATCACGGCGGGGCCGAGCTTTGGCGACCCGATGCCGCGGTACACGACTTGCATCGTGCAGGACACGGACGACGACTGCGCGCCCGACGTGGTGCGGTTCATGGTTGAAGCTCGCGACGAGCAGCACGAACTCGACGCCGCATTCATCGCCGCCGCCTGCAACGCCGCGCCGTTGCTACTCGACACCATCGAGCGCCTGACAGCCGAGCTTGCCGCAGCGCGAGAGCCGCTGACGGATGAGCAGATCGACGCCGTGACGGATCAGCAGTGGCCCGGCAACATCAACAAGCCCATATACGCGGCACATCGCGCCTACGCCCGAGCAATCGAGCGCGCCATCCGGGCCATCGGTGAGGGGCGAGCGACCACAAGTGGAAACGTTACCACTCCTGAAGCGCCCACAAACCCATAGGCACCCAGCGCAGAGACTCCGGTCCACCAACCCATCGGAGCCCCTATGAAGCCCTGCGCCTCCTGCAAGACCCCCGCCGCCTGCGCCAAGGCCGGCAAGTGCATGGCTGCCAAGCCCATGAGCATGCCCAAGAAGGGCGGCGGCACCCCTGCCGGCCAGAAGAAGACCGGCAGGTTCTACGCCAAGCGCACCGACTGACCATGCAAGCCCAGCGCCGCGCACCCCTGCCGGCCTGGACTCCCGCCGATGGCAACCCGTTCGCCTTCATCCTCAAAACCTGCCGCCGCATCCGCGCCGAGCGCCAGGCCGACATCGCCATCCGCGAAGCCCAAGGCCAAGCCGAAGACCTCGAGCGCCGCCGCAACGCCAGAGAGTTCCCCGAGGACTGAGGCCTGCGACTGGCGGGCCGAGATGGAAGCGGAGCGGCAGCGGGAAGAACAGCAACTTGACGCGGCAGCAGAGCGCTCCATGGTTCCATGGTTTCCGCGCGTTGCCGAGAACCCATCCAAACGCTTCAACGATGCCGGCACCGGCTTTGTCATCGGGCATGCGCTGGACGAGGCCGCCATGCGCGAAGTCGTGGCGGCGCTTCAGTGGCCGCACTACGTGTACGTGCTGTGCTCAGAAGCAGGGGCGGTCTTCTACGTGGGCAAGGGTTCTGGCAACCGGGTGTTTGACCACCGCAAGGAAGCCGATGCCGGCGTGCAATCCGAGAAGTGCCGCGTCATCCGCGCCCTGGGCGGCCGGCTGCGGTACGGCCTGTACGCAGCCTGCCAAGACCACGACTGGGCGGTGATGCTGGAAAGCCTGCTGATCGCCTGCGACTACGACAACCTGACCAACATCAAGCCTGGCACTGCGGCATCCATCGTGGCAGCGGCCTACCGCGACCCAGATGAGCGCGAACTCAGCCGCACGATCGCAAGGCTGAAGAACACCCTGAAGCATATGGCCGAGTCACAGCATCGCACCGAGGAATGGTTCATGCGAACCTACCCGTTCATGGCCCACAAGATCCTCGAGGGCCGAGCCGAGCACCCACTCGTGGCGATTGACTGATGGCAGCCCCCAAGAAAGCCGACTACAGCTTGATGGAGCCCGACTGGCGGGCTGGCATCAAGAGCCCCAACCAGATCGCCGCCGAGTACAAGGCCGCGACCGGGGTGTCCGTGTCCCACACGGCCATCATCAAGCACTTCAAGAAGCTGGGCGTGCCTCGTGACCTCAAGGCCAAGGTCATGGCGAAGGCCGATGCCATGGTTCTGGCCGCCACGGTTTCAGGCAAGGTTTCAACTGAAACCACGGTGCGCGACTCTGAAATCATCGACAGCAACGCCACGCTCGTCGCTCAGGTTCGCCTGACGCACCGCTCGGACATCGCCAGGGCTCGCCGCTTGTGCATGAGCCTGCTGACCGAGCTCGAAGCGCAGACCGCCGACGTTCCTGCGCTGCGCGACCTGGGGGTGATGCTGCGCAAGGAGGACGAGAAGGGCGTAGACAAGTTGAACGACGCCTACATGGCGATCATCGGCTTGCCTGAGCGCACCAAGACCATGAAGGCGCTGGCCGACTCGCTGAAGGTTGTCGTGGGCATGGAGCGGGAAGCGCTGGGCATGAAGTCGGAAGACGCGCCGCCCACATCAGCCCCGCCTGACCCCGCCAACACCCCGCCCGAGCAGCGCCAGGATGCCTACCTGCGGTACGTGAGCGGCCTGCGATGACAGATCCTGCGGCGCTGCTGAACTGGCGCCAGCCCGACTACAGCGACGTGTGGGCCGCCCGGCTCGAGCGGGCCGCCAAGATTTCCAAGGCCCCGGCCGCCGACCTGGCCGCGCTGAAGGCCTATTACAGCGAGCACCCGGCCGACTGGATCACCGACTGGGGCATGACGTTCGACCCCCGTAACCCCGAGCGCGGGCTGCCGGCCATGGCGCCGTTCATCCTGTTCCCGAAGCAGCGCGAGGCCGTCGAGTGGATCGTGGCGCGCTGGCGTGGCCGCGAGGATGGCCTGGTAGAGAAGTCGCGCGACATGGGCGTGTCGTGGCTGTGCGTGGCCGTGGCCGCCTGGATGTGGACCTTCCACCCAGGCGTGGTGGTCGGCTTCGGCTCGCGCAAAGAGGACTACGTTGACCGCATCGGCGACCCGTCGAGCCTGTTCTGGAAGATCCGCGCGTACATCCGGCTGCTGCCGCCGTTTTTCCGGCCGCATGGCTACAACGAGGACAAGCACGCCCCCTTCATGCGGGTGCTGAACCCCGAGAACGGCGCCAGCATCATCGGCGAGGCAGGCAGCAACATTGGCCGCGGCGCCCGGAGCTCGATCTACTTCAAGGACGAATCGGCGTTCTACGAGCAGGCTGAGTCGATCGACGCCGCTCTGTCGCAGACCTCAAACTGCAAGATCGACGTGTCCACGCCCAACGGCGAGGGCAACCCGTTCTGGCGCAAGCGCATGGGCGGCAAGGTGCCGGTCTTCGTGTTCGACTGGCGCGACGACCCGCGCAAGGGCCAGGACTGGTACGACAAGCAGCGCCGCGAGCTCGACCCCGTGGTGCTGGCCCAAGAGGTGGACCGCGACTACAGCGCCTCGGTGGGCAACAGCTTCATCGCGGGCGACATGGTGACGGACGCCATGGGCCGAGGCCCGGCCGACCTGCCGCCAGCCGGCCCGATCCGCATGGGCCTGGACGTGGCGCGCTTCGGCGACGACAAGACCGTGCTGGTGGTGCGCCGTGGGCGCGTGGTGCTCAAGGTGTCGGCCTGGGGCAAGACCGACCTGATGAGCACTGCCGGCCGGGTGCGTCAGGAGGTGCTGGCCTACCGCGGCCGTGGCGCCCACATCGAGCAGATCGCGGTGGACACCATCGGCATCGGTGCGGGAGTGGCCGACGCCCTGCGCGGCTGGATCACCGAGGAAGGCGTGGTGCGCGACGTGAACGCCAGCCTGCGCATGGAGGACGGCAAGAACTACAACCTGCGCGCCGCCATGTGGGACGCCATGAAGGACTGGATTGCGGCCGGGTGCAGCCTGCCGAACGACCAAGACATGCGCGCAGACCTCACGGGCCTGCGCTACGGCTTCCGCCAGGGCCTGCTGCTGCTGGAGAGCAAGGACGACGCCAAGAAGCGCGGCATGAAGTCGCCCGACCGCGCCGACGCCCTGGCCCTGACCTTCGCCATTCCAGGCGGGCCGAAGCCGCAGCGCCAGATCAACCCGGGCGCCATCACCACCTACCCCGTGGACGCTTACACCGGCATGTGAGTGGGTGGCTCAAGTGGAAACGTTACCACTTGCCGCCCACAAACCGAGCCCTGAGCCCCGCCCACGATGGCGGGCATGCAGAGTACAGCCCAAGCGCCCGAATCTCCTGAGCAGCCCGACGAGGCGACCAAGCTGCTGCGCGATGCACTGGCCGCGACCGTGGCTCGGCGCATCAAGGAGGCCATGGACGCGCGCCAGGCCAGCGGCATCGAGGAACTGTGGGACGAGGACGCCGACCAGTACGACGGCGTAGACGCCCTGAGCGTCGAGGGCAAGAACGTCAAGGACGCCAGCAACGCCCCGCGCAAGGGCGGGCAGCCTGACGGCCGCTCAAGGATCTACCTCAACGTCACCAAGCCCAAGACCGACGCCGCCGTGGCGCGCGTGCAGGAAATGCTGGTGCCCAACGACGACAAGCCGTGGGAGATTGGCCCGACGCCGATCCCCGAGCTGGCCGAGGGCGACCAAGACCGCATGCTCACGCTGGGCGACGGCACTGAGGCCAAGGCCGCCGACGTGGCGAACGTGGTGATGCAGAAGGCCAAGGCCAAGGCCGACAAGATGGCCGACTGGGTGGAAGACCAGTTCACCGAGGGCAGTGTCTACGCCGAACTCCGCAAGGTGATCCGCGATGCCGGGCGCCTGGGCACCGGCTGCCTCAAGGGGCCGTTCCCCACCGCCAAGACCGCGCGCCGCTGGCAGATGCAGGGCAACGTGGCGATGCTCGAGATTGCCAACAAGACGAGCCCGACGAGCAAGCGCGTGGACATCCGCGACGTGTTCCCCGACCCGTCATGCGGCGAGAACATCCACGACGGCAGCTACTTCGTGGAGCGCGACTACCTGACCGCGCGGCAACTGCGCCGGCTCGCCAAGCTGGAGGGCTACGACCAAGCCGCCATCTCCGAGGCGCTGAAGGAAGGCCCACGGCGCAACGCCCGGGACGCCAAGCGGTTCCGCGACCAGGCCGGCGAGACGGTCAACGACTCGGACGTGTTCGAGGTCTTCTACTACTACGGCGACGTGGAGCCCGACACGCTCATGGCGCTGGGTGTCGGCGCTGACACGATCCGCGAGGAAGACCTGTACCTTGCCAGCGTGCCCAGCATCGTTACGATGCTGAACGACCGGCCGATCAAGGCCGCAATCAACCCGCTCGAGACGGGCGAGTTCCCCTACGACCTGTTCCCGTGGGAGGTTGTCGAGGGCCAGCCGTGGGGACGTGGCGTGCCGCGCAAGATGCAGGCCGCCCAACTGATGCTGGTGTCGGCCGTCCGTGCGCTGATGGAGAACGGTGGGCTTGCCAAGGGTCCGCAGGTGGGCATCACCCGGGGCCTCGTGCCGCTGGATGGCAACTACGCCCTGACCGGCCGCAAGCTGTGGGAGTTCACCCCGACCGAGGGCAACGACGACATCCGCAAGGCCATGGCGGTCTGGAACATCCCGAGCGCGCAGCAGGAGCTCTCCGCGATCATCCAGTTCGCGCTGCAGATGGCAGACGAGCTCACCAACCTGCCGATGCTCTTGCAGGGCCAGCAGGGCACCGCGCCGGATCTGGTGAAGGGCATGCAGATGCTCATGGCCAACGCCAGCGCACCGCTGCGTGTCATTGCCAAGCAGTTCGACGACTACCTTGTGGTGCCGCACCTGCGCCGCTACTACGACTGGGGCATGCAGTCCGGGCCGGAGGACGCGAAGGGCGACCTCGAGGTGAAGGCCCGCGGCAGCACGGCGCTGATCCAGCGCGAGTTCGCGCGTGAAGTGCTGGCGCAGTCCTACCCGATGACGCAGGACGAGCGCCTGAAGATCGACCCGACCAAGTGGGCGTCGGAGTTCTTCAAGGCCCAGGGCTTCGACATCAGCACGATCCAGTACGACGACGCTACGTGGCAGGCCATGCAGGAGCAGAAGGCCAACCAGCCGCCGCCCGTGGAGCCCGCAGTCGAGGCGGCCAAGATCCGCGCCGAAGTGGAGCGGGAGAAGATGGCCGCGCACCAGCAGCAGGCCGCCTTCGACCGCGAGGTGGAGTTGATCGTGAACCAGATGCGCGTGCAGGTGCAGGCGATGGAGTTCGCCGGCAACCGCGACATCAGCCTGGCGCAAGTCGGCGCGCTGATGGACCGCCTGAAGGCCGATCTGGCAAAGGCCGCCATCGCCAGCCGCGACAAGCGCGAGTTGTTCCTGGCCGAGCGCAGTCTGAAGCTGGACCCGGCCAATCCGACCAACGAGGGTATCTGAGTGGACGACCCACTAGGCCCCAAGGACTACGACACGCCCACCTGGCGCCGCCTTGTCGCGCGCCTGGAGGAAGACCGCGCCGAGCTTGTCGGCCACCTCATACGCCCACAAAGCGACGAGACGGCGACACACAGACTCCGCGGAAGGATCAAGCAGATCGACGAATTGCTGGCGCTGCCCACCAAGGCAGCCCCGGCCCAACGACCGGCCCCAGCGATGCGGCCGACCCTGACTGACGAGTGAGAGTGCAACCCATGCCCACGGAGACGACCACCGAAGCCCAACTGGACGCCGCGTTTGACGGCGGTTTCGAGGACGAGCAGCCGGAGAACACCACTCCCGCCGCTGATGCAGCCGCGCCCAACAGCCCAGCCGCGCCCGAAGCCACGCAGACCGACACCAGCGCCGAGGAGGACGAGCTTGCCAGCCTGTCGCCAAGGCTGCGCGCGATGTTCGACGACGTTCAGCAACTGAAGCAGGCCGCGCAGGCGGTTCCCGGTCTGGAGCAACGGCTCCGCAAGACCGAGGGCCGAATCGGCGACCTCAACACGCGACTGCCGGCCCCGCCGCCGCCAGCGCCGCCCAAGCTGGAGAAGGTCGAGCGCGTGCGTGCCGAACTTCCCGAGGTCGTCGAGGCCTTCGAGGAGTACGTGGCCGACAAGCTGAAGTCGCAGCAGCCGGTGCAGCCGGCCGCCGACACCGAAACGCCCCTGCTGGCCGAGACGTTCCCCCAGTGGGAGCAGACGGTGGCAGGCGACGACTTTGCCAAGTGGCTCGACACCGAAGGCGGCGACTACGCCACCAAGGTGAAGACCACGACGAGCGAGGCCGTGATGCTCGAGGCGCTGACGCGCTACGACGTGGCGAAGAAGTACGCCGGCAGGCAGGCAGCAGACGCCACCGCCGCGGCGCAGAGGGTTGCACAGACCAGGCAGAGCCGGGCCGCCGCCGCCGCAGTCCCCGCAGGGGCAGGCAGGCGTGCTCCGACACCCGCATCAACCCTGGACGACGCATTCGAGGCCGGATTCCGCGGCACGTGAGTCGTCCGAACTGAAAGTTCAACACCATGGCTTCCCAAAACATGAGCGATCCGGTTGCAGCCCGGATCGCAAAGTACAAGGGCGAGATCCTCAAGCATGCGCTTCCGCAAGAAGTGCTGGGTCGCGTCGGCGTCAGCAACAAGAAGACGATCCCGAAGAACACCAGCGAGACGGTCGTGTACCGCCGCTGGCTGCCGAAGGGCGCCACCAGCGCCGCGCCGAACACGTGGTCGGTGGACCCGGTGGCCCATCGCCTGAACGAAGGCGAGACGCCCGCGGGTGAGGCGATCGCCGCGCAGGACATCACCGTCTCCCTGCAGGAGTACGGCGTGCTCTACAAGTACAGCAACCGCGTGGCGGACATGTACGAGGACGACGTGCCGGGCGAGATGAAGCGCCTGACCGGCGAGCGCTTCGGCCTGCTGATGGAGATGATCCGCTACGGCGTGCTCCGCGGCGGCACCAACAAGTTCTTCTCGGGCAGCGTGGCCGCTCGCGGCAGCGTCACCGCCCTGGTGTCGGCCAACAACTTCCGCAACATCGCGCGGTCGATGAGCAACAACCTCGCCATGAAGGTGACGAGCGTGCTGTCGGCCAGCTCCGGTGTCGGCACCCAGCCGATCGAGGCCGCGTTCGTGGCCGTGTGCCACAGCGACGTGGAAGCGGACCTGCGCTCGCAACTGAGCGGCTTCGTCCACGTGAGCGAGTACGGCGACCGCAAGCCGATGCACGAGAACGAACTGGGCTCGTGGGAGCAGTTCCGCTTCGTGACCAGCCCGCACCTGGCGCCGTACCTCAACGCCGGCACGACGGGCTCGGCCAACACCCGCCTGGCCGGTGGCGTGCCGAACTCGGCCGGCTCCGAGCTCGTGGACGTGTACCCGATCATGGTCATGTCCGAGGAGTGCTACGGCGACGTGATGCTGCGTGGTCGCAACTCGTTCGACGTGACGCACATCCCGGCCGGTCAGAAGACCAAGGACGACCCGCACGGCCAGCGCGGCTACGTGGGCGCCCAGGCGTACTTCGCCGCGGTGCGTCTGAACGAGGGCCACATGGCGATCTACGAGGTCGCCGTCAGCTCGCTCTGATGAGTGCAGCCGGGCGCTGAGACAGGCCCGGCTCTCCAACCCCCTCACAAGGAAATCAACACCATGTTCTCCCGCGACAACGTGTGCCTCAGTTCGGCTGGTCTGGCCGAAGGCACCAACGCCAACACCTTCCAGATCGCCCGCGGCTTCGACGCCATCATCAACGGCCGCAACGTCCGCAAGGCGACGACCGACAACATCGCCTTCGCTGCCTTCACCGGCACCACGCTGGCCGCCCAGGCAGCCGGCACCATCGCCGCGTACTTCTTCATGATGGACGCAGCCGGTGCCGTGACGGTGATCCAGTCGCCGATCCGCGTGCGCCCCGGCCTGGCCGCCTACGAGGCCGGTGTCTGGGAATGGCCCGACCGCGACAGCTTCGTCTGCATCGGCGCTCTGACCGTCCGCACCAACGCTGCAGCCACGTTCACGGCCGGTTCGACCGACCTGGGCGCGTCTGACGTGGTGGACGTGTTCTTCGACGCCACGCTCGACGTGACCTCGCGCCCCGTCGCCTACTGACGGCGCAACCGCGGCGCAAGCCGCTCAGGGTCGGGCACCGCGCCCGGCCCTCCATTCAAGGAACCACGATGGCACGAGCCCAAGCCCATTCCACCGACCACCTCAACAGCCGCGAATCAGACGTTGGCTTTGCCGATGCTCCGTCCGGCATCTCGTTTGAGGCCTGCGCCAGCGCGAATTACGCATTCGGCGCCAAGATCGAGACGATCACCGAGCGCGAGTGGAAGACGGCCGAGGAAGCCGAAGCCTTCTACAACGAACGGCTCGACATCGAGGTTCACCAGACAAACGACAAGAACGCGCCCCTGTTCGCAGAGGCCGGCGTCAACGGCCACATGGTCTGGTTCCCGCGCAACACCCGCATCAACGGCGTGCCGCGCAAGTTCGTGGAAGCCATGGCGCGCAGCCAGGACGTGACCTACCGCACCCAGCAGGTCAGCAACCCGAGCGCCGACGACCAGATGAAGACAATGCGCTCGCGCGCCTCGTGCTATGGCTTCTCGGTGCTGCGCGACCCGAATCCGCGTGGCCGGGTGTGGCTCGAGCGCGTGATGCGCGAGGGCTGACCTCGTGAACCTGCTGCAGCTTGTCCAGCGGCTGCACCGCGAGGCGGGCCGCAGCGGTGACGGGCCTACGTCGATCGTGGGCACGTCGAAGCAGCATCAACGCCTGTTCGACTGGGTGGCCGATGCCAACCGCGAACTGGAGTCGCGCCCCCTGGACCTGCGCTGGATGCGCCGCCGCGTGACCATCGCCACGGTGGCAACGCCCACGGCTCTGACCAGCTACGCGCCGCGCGCCGCGATCGTGGCCGGTGGCCTGGGCCTGACGAACTTCGGGCGCTGGCGCCCGCCAAGCGACGAGTGGGCGCCGCGCGTGGTGGACCCGACCGACGCCACCCGCACGTGGACGATGGAGCACCTGCCGCTGGACGACTGGCGCGAGGCCTACGTTCACGCATCGCAGACGGCATCGCGCCCGAGCGAGTGGAGCGTGGACGACGACGACTCGCTGCTGATCGGCCCGACGCCCGACGCGGCCTACAACATCCGCATCGAGTACCTGCGCACGCCGCTGGACCT